CGCGGTGAACCGGAAGCGTATCAAAATGCAAGTGAACGCGAATCAATGTATGGCGACATGCCTGGTGAAATTATAAAATTTGACCCCGCAACGCAAAAAGCAATGATTCAACCGTTGTATAAACCGCGTCATTCCGATGGAAATGGCGGTTATGTTGAAGTTGATTTGCCGGTGCTTGAGGAAGTTCCGGTTCGATTTGACCGTTGTTTGAAAGGTCGATTGACGTACATGTTGGAACCTGGCGACCGCGTTCAATTGCGGCCGCAAATGCGTTCGACCGAACGATTCCACACGGAAGACGTTCACATTGCATCCGACGTTCGTTCGTATTCGTTGTCCGATATGGAAGCGTACATGGATGGCGGCGAATCGCTAATTAACCCGATTCAAAATTTCGATGACCAACACGTTCATTTGGGTTTTGATGGTGAGGACGGATTGTACGGCGTCCGCGGTCGAATTAACGGCACAATGCGCGTTGATTTGGCACCTGGTGAATTGTTGGATGTCTTGGCGCAATTGGCCGAGGCATGCGCATCAAACACCACTCTTGTATCGTCTGGTTCGTCCAGCGGTACACACGTTCACACAAGCGTGACGCAATTTGCGACTATTGCCGCAACGTTGCGCGCGATGATTTCGCCGGCCGCGGGGGGCGCTTAATGCCACATAAAGGTTTAGCAACAAAAACCAATGAAGAAAACATTCACGATTTGTTTTTGAGTGATGACGGAAGTTTTTGGTTTATGATGCTGAGGCGGTCGGCCAGCATGCGCGCCAAAGGACAATGGCGTTCAAAGGTGAATGGTTTTTGAATTCAAACGTCGGGGTTCCTTGGTTGGACGATATAATGGGCAAACAATACGACCCCGCATTGGCCGAATCAATAATAAAATCGGTTGTTAAAAAAACTGATGGTGTTGAATCCATCAACGCTTTTTCAATACGATTTAACAATAAAACTCGCGAATTGTCGGCTTCGTCAATAGCGGTTTCAACAATTTATGATGAGGTTGTTCAGTTATGAGTGATTATGGTGTTTTACCAACCGGATTTGCTCGCAAACCATTGGTTCAAATATTAAAAGAAATCGAACTTGACAATGTTGATGTTTTTGGGGAAAGTTTAATTCAAACTTCCGAATCTCCACTTGGTCAATTAAATGGTATTTTTTCGGATAAAGTGAATGATATTTGGGAACTTGGCGAATCCGTTTATCAGTCTTTTGACCCAAATCAAGCCGACGGAACTCGATTGACTTCGATTGGGGAGCTTAGGCTACTTCAACGAGGCTCTTACGCCGACACCCAATTGCGAACGCAAATAAACAATGAAGGCATAAATAAATTCAATTTAAGGGGCGTAGAACAACGCATTGCCGAAGTTGATGGATTGACATACTTGCAATCATTTTTGAATGATGACGGCTCAATGAGTGGCGTTGGATTGGCTCTTGGTGATGCATGTATTGCGGTAATTGGTGGCGATGACGAAGAGTTGGCCGACGCAATGGTTGAAACGTTGCCAATTGGTGGTAACACATACGGAAACACCGTAATTTCATCGTCGACAGAATCCGAAGTTTCACAAAGTTTTAATTTATTGAGGGTTACAACAACAAGAGTCGAATTAAACCTTGATTTATCATTGCAAAATGATAGATACGATTTGTTCCAACCAAATATTCAACAAATCGTCCAAGGTTTTATTGAAGAATGGTTGAAAGACAGAATAAACGGAATGGATGTTGACGAATTCACAATTAGGCGAATTATTGAATGTAAATACCCTAATATAAAACTCGTTAATTTCACTGCGACGGTTGATGGCGGTTCGGCTCAAGCGCAAGGCGCGCCCGTGGTGGTTGCGTTTGATAAATTGGCCGACATTGCTGCAGACGACGTTACGGCGGTATTTGTTTAATGGCTTCATCAAGAGAAATTTACAATTCCCCAGCTTTTGCCGGCCAAATAATAAAATTCCATTTGGAAGATGGGGGCTCGCTCGTAGTAAGTAATAAACTTTTAAATGGCGACCCTTATTCGGCGACACTGATGGTTTTTGTTGGCACTTTGTCGGCCGGACAAGATATAAACGACGCGCCCGATTCGGAGTTTTTGCCAATATCGCCGAGCATTGTTTTTGATAACAATTTAAACAGCTTGCCATTAACGGATGGTTATTACGCCCTTCGGGTTGATCTTGATGGCAGTTTGATTGTTTGGGTTCACGAAGTCGGCGACACCGTTGTTGTTGACACAAGGGTTCAAGATAAGTTGGATTTGGTGTTGACTCAATATAGGGAAAGCCCAAATTTGTTGGGTTTAATTTCGACGTATTTAAAACAGTTGAATGAAGCTGAAGACGCCATTGCGGGAATAACTGAAAAATTTGATTTGGACACTGCGGTTGGTGACCAGTTGACAATTATTGGCCGATGGTTGGGTTTTCCAAGGTGTCACAATGTGCCGGCCGGAACGCCGGTTTTTGGTTTTGACTGCGATGGCTTTGTGTCCCAATACAATATCGTTGGTTTTTGTGAAGAAGGGTTGTGGCTTGGTTGTCCTGGAATTTCATCATTTGAGGTTTGCATAACAGATGACGAATTGTATCGAAAGTTTTTATATGTTCGCAGGTATCAATTGCTTGGCGATAATGATTATCGAACATTTGTTAAATGCATTAGAATACTGTTTGGAACGTCGGCAACATACGTCCAAACCGGACGGGTAATTGATGTTTCACCAGGTCGAACATTGACAGATTACGAACAAATATTTTTGCGGGTTTATGAACGGGTTTTGCCAAGAGCCTTAAAAGCCAGCGTTAACGTAAACATTTAAGAGGAAATAAAATGGCTGATTTTGAACCTGGCTTTGCCAACGAAAACACCAATAAACGATTTGCAAACGCGACCGAAATTGCGCAGGGTTTTGGATGCGGACCTGCGGATATAAACTTGTTTAATATGCTTTTCAACCAAATTTGGGAAGAATTGGGCGAGGTGATAACGTGGGGCGGAATAACGCACACTAACGACCGAAACACACTTGTTCGGGAGGCTATACAAGCTAAATTGACACCTTTTTTAGAGGAGGTTAACGGCGACAATGATGGCGGTGTAATATCGCCAAATGCGCAAAATGAATTCGTTTTAAGGATGAGCAATGCAATTGAGTGGTCGTTAAGAATACCGGAAGCGGATAATTATCGAAAAAGTGTGATTCAATTACCCACTAGAACAATCAACGATTCTTTCAGTGCCAGCAATATAACATCAACAACGTATAACCGTAATTATCCAACATCAACGGTGTGGGTTCGGACAAATTCAACTTTATATTTTGGCGTTGAAAAAAACAACATAGCAAACGTTGACGCGAAAGGCTCTTGTAAATGTGACACAACAATTGACGGCTCAGTTTATCGAACCGTTACAGGCCAATTTAACGGCATAACCGCATCGCCGTCGCCGACTTCCGATTTGGTTTCAACATCATTTCATGGTTCATCCATGCGCAGTGACACAGGTTCAGGAAATGTTGCTATATCCGTTGATATGCAAGTGACCGACGCTCGATTAAACACGACAACCGCCAATGATTTCATTTTGCAAAATGTGTCTGGTGGTTATATTGAAATTACCGAAATAAGAAATTAGGAGTGTAAAAAATGGCTTTAACACAAATCCATTCCGGCGTCACAAGCGTTGGCCAAATAATCAAATTTCCCATTGAAGACACCGGAATTCTGATTGTTTCAAATCAAAACTTGGACACAACGGTTTATTCGTCTTCATTGATGGTGTTGCGTCGGGATGCGTCGGCTTCAGATGCGGATTATGTTGCCATGACTCCGACGTTATTACTAAACAACGACAACAATTACCAAATATTGAGTACAGGCAGTTACGCGTTAAAATTCAGCACTTCAACAAACGTAATAATTTCGGTGATGTCATGAGCACTAGACTACAATTAATTGGGCGTCACCGAGACGCCGCAAGCGCAGCCGCAACTGAAGGTGTTTTTGCTGAAATAAGTAAGGTTGTAACGGTTGCCGATAACATATCTGACGTTGAAACGGTTTCGGATAATATGGCGACAATTAACGCTAATCAAACGGCAATAGCGGCGGTTGGTGGAAATATTGCGGATGTTCAAGCCGTGGCCGCAAACGAATCAGATATTGATACGGTCGCGGCAAATATGGCGGATGTCAATTTTGTGGCTGGCGTTCAGTCGGACATTGCCGCATTACAAGCCAGAGAAAGTGCGATGGTTTCGGTCTCAACATCGAATGGTACGGATTCATTTGGTAACGTTTATGGTTCGGGCGTTACGATTATAACTTTTGAAAATGACGATGAACTTGCCGTGTTGTACGACACTTTTTGTACAACAGCTTTGGCAACATCAAGCGGAAACGATAGCTTTGGCAAAGCCTATGTTTCAGGCGACGTTATAATAACTTTCCCAACAGCCCAAACCGTGGCCATTTCACAAACTGACGAATCCGCCGAAGTTGTTGTGGCCTCATCTTCTGGAACATCAACCAACGGCGTCGCCTACTCTAACGGTGATGAAATAATTGAATTTCCAAATGGTGATACTTGGGCAAACGCGCCCGTGCCGGCACAAAAAGGGGTTTTGGTTTTTCGTTCAAATAGCACGTCGACTGTTACAATATCGACTCCAACAACAAACGAACAAGCGACAATATTGGATTACACATACAACCCAACTTTTGCCAACTCTGATGTGGTTATTTTTGCAACGGTTAATGGCGACCAAACCGGCACGGTTGCAAATGGAACAGGGCTTTATTGTTCGGCCGAAGTTCGTCACGGCTCAAATGGCGGTAGTAGTTCGCATGTTAGTGAAATAAATGCTAACGGTTCTATAACATCGGGAACAAACTTTGAACTTTACAATTGGGCGTCAAGTTATAGTTGGCGATTCACTTCCGTGAACAACACAAACCAATCGGTTCAATTGTATATGCGCTGCACTGACAGCGGGCAAAACACATCGAATTTTATTAACAAACGACTATCGTCGTTGATCGTGATTGAAACGGAGTTGTAAAAAATGCACATAACCGAAAAAATAGCACGCCTCGAACAGGCTGGATTGATTAAAGTTTCAAAAGAAAGTTTCGAAATAAATGGCGAACAAGATTTTCCGGATGGCTTTATTGAAGGGATTACAGAGCAATCCAAAATAAATGAAATGTTCGATAAAAACAAAACGCTTTTAAACAATCAATTCAATGCCCTTAATTCGGCTGTTTTAGCTCGGCGATCTGAATTTGTTTTGATGGTTATTGCGTCTTTAAGTCCACAACACGAAAACCTTGCGCGATGGGTTTATGGCGCAGAACCAAAAATAATCGTGACCGACGAACAGCGATCAATAATTAACGCCGTTAATGATTTTGGCTTTGGCGTTTCAAGCTCGCTTCAAGCTACGCCGGAACAATTTAATTCAATTATTGGTGTAAGTACGCTTTCACTTTTGTTAGACTTCGATCATTCGTTTGACGATAAGTCCGAAATTGAATCTTGGATTAAACAAAACTATTCGTTTAAATTGGTGGCATTAGATGAAAGCCGTTAAATATATAGTTTTATTGGTTTTTATTGGCGTCATCGCGATTGATGCAAAAGCCCGTTCAATAATTAGTTACAACATTTCTTGTTCAACGTGCGCCCCACAAAGTGCGTCAAGAGATTTAGAAATAATCGGTGCGATAAAATCAAAAAACCCTGATGTCATTGGGTTTCAAGAGCTTTCTATCAACTCCGAACAAGAATCACGAATTATTTCGCATTTAACTAATTATAAATATTGTCGTGGTGCGGAAGGTGGTTGGCGCGACATTTCCACTGGAATTTTTATAAAAAAAACACTTCAAAGTTCGTGCGGTCAATAAACGGAAGCCATACATGTTCATCGGCGACCATTGCCGGCGAGTTTTATTTAAATTGCCACTTAACATGGCGAGAAGAAAGCAGTTTTCAAGCGTGGCAAGATACGAAACAACTTCTTCCGGAAAAATATTATCTGTTGGGCGACCTCAATTTTGGGGAAAGTCAAAATCAAAACACATATAATGAATTCAAATCGGACGTTGAATATTTCAATGTTGATAGGGTTGATTACATATCTTCCAATCATAGAAAATTTTTGAAATTTGATGTTTTAGGCGACTTTCAAAGCAATCATAATATGATTTTTGCCTCAACTTTTGGGGCTTCTTTCATTCCAAATATAATCAATCTCATCTATAGCGATGAAAACTAAATATGAACGCGGGGACGGAAACAATGTGGGAAAAAATAGCGGCCGGAGTGGTTTTGTTTTTATTGAGCACCATCATGGCTTTTTTTTGGCGAAATCAAAGCGCACAGGATGAAAGAATGAAACGAATTGAAGGTGTTGCCGACGATGCGCACGACCGAATCACGAAACAGGGCGAACGAAATAATGATAAATTTGCCCGCCGTGACGATGTGTTGGCTATGGAAGCTAGAATTATTGATTCAATAAATACGGGGCTGGAATCGTTAAAAACAGACATTAGAGCACAAAATAATGGCGGTGGCGGACAATGAGTTTAGTTGACACGTACAAAAGCGGGTTTGTTGCGGCATGTTGGGGCAGTGCGCCGATTTACCCAAACGCAGTTTGGCCTCAAAGAATAGCGCTTGGCGTTCCAACGATTGAGGGGTTGACGTTTGAAATTTATGCCCGCAACACAAGGCGTTCAACGACGCGTCTTTTCAACATCCCGTTTACCGATGAGGTTGAAGAAGGGAATGTGGTTTTGTATCCAAAGGCCCCAGATGATGACACCGGAGACGCTTTTTTGAACCCGAATTTGTGGGTCACTTGCCAATTTACAGAAGATTCGAGCGGCGACGTTTATATTGTTGTTGAAGGTCAAGTTTTGGTTGGTGTGGGGTCAATACAATGAATGGAATAGTTGTTGGCCCTCATTATGACATTAAAAGCGGTGATTTGATTTCGGATGCCACGCCGGCATCAAGCGGCCCTGGTGGGGTTGAAAAACCCGCGGTTCAACACATCTTGGCGGACAAGGAAACATTGCAAGACACCATCGCCGAATTTTTTAATCACGACCAGCATGTGAATGTCACCGTTGTTTATGATGACGCTGGGAATTTATTAGTTTTAAATGTCGACACAACAAGTCGGCACGAGCACGATCAGGCCATTGCGGCCACGACATGGGTCGTGAATCACAATTTTGGGAAAACACCGTTTGCGGTTCATGTCGTTGATACGGCTGGCGACGATGTGATTGGCGATGTCCAGCACATTGACGTGAACACAACACATATAATTTTCAGCGCGGCATTTGCCGGCAAAGCGTACTTAGGAGCGTAAAACAATGGCTAAAAAAATGCTTGTAACGCGGGCAACGTCATTTTATCAATGGCAATTGAACCGTTGGCGGCAAACCCGACACCGATTCGCGTTGGCCACACGTATTTCAACACCGCGGCGAACGAATTGCGGACATGGGATGGCGCGGCGTGGGCAAGTGGTGGCGGTGGCGGCGGTGGTGTTAGCGACCACGGCGCGTTGACCGGCCTTGGTGACGATGACCACACCCAATATCACACCGACGCACGGGCGAACACCTGGTTGTCCGGAAAAGACACCGACGCAATCGCCGAAGGTGCCACGAATTTGTATGTGACCGCGGCGCAGCGTACCAAAATCAACAACATTTCAGTTTCGCAAGCGGTTGACCTTGACCAAATGGAATTGGACGTTGCGGCCCTGGCGAACGGCATGGTGTACAAGGGTGATTGGGATGCGTCCGCGGGGTCATTTCCGGCGAGTTCCGACACCGGCCATTTTTATTATGTGAATGTTGCCGGCACGGTTGACGGGGTTGATTTCCAGGTTGGTGACAACATCGTGGCCACGACCGATGGCGCGAGCACAACCACATATTCCGGCAATTGGTCAAAACACGACCAAACCGACGCGGTTCAGTCTGTAAACGGCCAAACCGGTTCGGTGACCCTGGTGGCCGGCGATGTCGGTTTGGGCAACGTTGACAACACGTCAGACGCCGACAAACCGGTTTCAACGGCGCAACAAACCGCGCTGAATGCCAAGCCCGACAAATACAGCCAAACAATCGGCGACGGTTCGGCCACGGCCATCGTGGTGACCCACAATTTGGGGTCGCGCGATGTGGTGGCGTCAATTCGTGATGCGTCAACGCATGATGAAGTGATTTGCGATGTTCAGCACACGACCACGAACACCACGACATTCACGTTTGCGTCGGCACCTGCAAGCAACGCGTACCGCGTGACGGTGGTTGGCTAATGAAAAACCTTGGTTTGAAAAGTAGTGGCCAGGACCTTGCGAATCAAGAGGATTTGGCGGGCGGCGGTGGTGGTGGATTAAGTCGGTCAACGTTTCAAGTTAAAGACGACGGAACAACGGGACAAGGAACAACCGGTTCGGCGTCCGATGTGGCCGGCATTTGGGACACGCCAACAAAAACAAGTTCGGCGTTTTCATGGAATGGTGCTACCGGAGAATTGACCATTAATGAAGCTGGCGAACTTGACGTGACGATGGTTGCCCAGGGTTGGAATAACGCCAATAATCGAAACGAAACACACGTTTTATTGCTCTACAATGACGGCGGCGGTTTTGTCAAAATTGATGAAAGTAGTAATTATTCAAGCCGAAACAACACGCAAGACGAAGGCGGCGCAATGATTCCGGAATATTGTTTGGATGTTTCCGCCGGCGATAAAATCAAAATGCAAGTTTATGATATTGGTTCAACAATAACCATTGGCGCGGCCGAGGTTGCCGGACAAACTCGAATCACGGCAAAATTATATAATTAGGTGTAAACATGGGCGATTTAACAAAAAATTTATCACGCCATGAATTTGATTCATCCGACGGCCGTTGGATTGCGGTCGATTATGAATTGGTTTTGGCGCTCCAGGATGTCACCGACGCGTTCGCGCGCATGAGTGGCCGACGTGTTGGGATTCGAATTACAAGCCCGTATCGGTCACCCGAAGTGAATGCCGGCATCCCCAACGCATCTAAAAATTCGTACCATTTGAAAGGAATGGCCGCGGATTTTCACT